CATCCGTTGTAGTTCCATCTCAAGTTCCAAGCCGCACCTTTTCTAAGGTCTCTTAGGATCTCTCTATCGATTTCAGCTGCAACTTGCTCTGATAACAAAGCAGTCAATTCAGCTTCAGCATCGATGTTGTGGAATGCCGCAACGTCTTGAGCCAATTCAGGTGACCATTGAGCTCTTAGTTTTCTTTCAGTTACAGATACTGTTACAGCCTGTAAATCGAAAGAAACCTCACCCAATCTGTCTTCGAATTCCATTTCTTTGTAAACTCTGTACTTACACTTGAATGCTTGGTTGTAGTCTGTGTTCACTGTTGTAGTGTATCCAGAATAACCATCAAGTGAAGAAGAAGTTACTTCACAAGGAACTTGAAGATCAGCTTCAAGATAAATTACACCGTTAGCATCACAAACGTTGTTGTAAGAACCACCATTACCTGTTGAAGGGAATGTTGTATTTGACTGACCGCCATATTGAACAATACCTTTACCGTAAACCTGAGTTACAACTCTGAATAATACAGGTGAAGATACACCTGAGAATCCGTTTGCAGTAGCATTAGAGATTGGAAGAACTTGTAAAGAAGATAAGAAAGCTTCAGTATCTTGTTCGTTACCATCTGGTCCGATCAATTGACCTTGACCTGCACTCTGAAAACCAGAAAGTGCCATGATTACTTTTCTGTAAGTACCTGCAGGATATCCTGATTGGATAAGTGCGTTACCTGCTGCATCCCATACCTGCGTAGAAGCTGTGAATGTCTGTGCAGAAAAAGTACCTTTAGAATAGTCGAATAGACCTGGAGGATCCAAATCTGGTTCGTTACCTTCATAGAAAAGATCGTAAAGATCTTTGTCATTTGTGTTATAACCCGCATTTTGTGAAGCTGGTCCGTTAGGTGCTCCATAAGGTGCGTAGTGATCACCACCATCTTGTGGTAATAATTGATCCGGAGATTGATATCTCTGGATGTGAGGTACGAAGTAGAACAACTTACCGATTGGTAGGTTCATAGCTTGTACAGAAACGATATCATTAGCAAGAAGTTTAGAGAAAACTCTTCTAACGATTGGGAAAACTACAGTTTCGAAAGAACCTGATGAGTCAGTTGTAGCCGCCTCATTGATCAAATATGATGCTTGGTTTTCGAAAAGCTGAGCAATGTTTTCCTTTGCGTGACCTTTAAGACCCTCTAAGAATCCTAATTTGTCCCATTTGTTGATAGTATCTTCCTTGATAACTTTAAGGTGCTTAAGACCAATGTTACCAACGAGACCTGATTCTAATAATGCTCCCATTTTTATTTGTTTTTGTTTTTAATTTTTTATTATCCGATCTTACTCATCAAATCCTTAATTCTTAAGAACTGAGGTGCTTCGTAAGTCTTATTTTCTATTAGATTAGTTGAAGATCCTGTTGATACAACCTTTTCAATTTTACCAACTGATTCATTGATTGATTTAGAAGGTGCACTGTCAGTGTTTGACAACTCATCTTTTAGAGTTTTGTATAGATTTTTAGATTCTTTCAAAGACTCAACACTATCAAATCTTCTAAGGATGTTAATTTTTTCCTTCTTAGTTGTAGCGTGTTCTGTGAACAATCTTGTAGCGTATGCTAAATTTGAATTGAAGATTGCAACTTCATTTAATTTAGATCTGAAAATGTTAAGTGCTTTTCTGTACTCTTCATTCTTTTCTCTTAGTTGTTTTACTTCGATTTCAAGTGCTTCAAATGTTAGATTTCTGTTGTCTGTTATTGCTTTTCTAAGACCTCTAGATCCGTCTTTAGAACCAAACCCGTAAGTACGAGCTGCTTCTTTAGCTTCAACTTTCTTCTTAGCTTTAACAACTTTAGTCTTACCATCAGTATTTTCACCTTCTTTGTATTCAAACTTAGGTTTACCCATACCAACGCCTTTTGTTCCTTGCTTCATTTTTTTAGGTGACTTGTATTCAGTCTCACCATCATATTTGAAGTTAGGTTTTCCGATGCCCTTACCTACTGGTTTTACGGTCATCTTAGCCTCTTTTACTCCGACCTTTTTGTGATCGTAAGATTCTTCTAAACCATCCATGTCTTCTTCCATGTCTTCGTGCATTTCCTCTTCCATATCTGAGTCCATGCCCTCTTCCATTTCCATAGCCATTTCAGGATCTATGTCGTCCTGTTCGTCCAACTCATCAACTTCAGCTCCCTCTTCCATTTCCTCGATATCATCATCTTCATCGAGACTGATTTCATAAACGATTTCGTCAACTTCTTCTTCGTCATCTTCCTCTTCTTCAAGAGAATGATCACCGTCAAAAAGTTTGCTAACGATCATGTCGATTTTCTCGTCGTCCATGTCTGAGGTTTCGTCAGATCCCATGTCCATAGGATTACCCTCTTCATCGAGAGTTTCATCAAAAGATGCCATATCCATGTCCTCTTCTAATGATTCTCCTAACTTAACAAGATATTCTGCATCCTGATTGTTATCAGTGATATGAATATCATCACCGTCTTTTTTCACGATGATTCCATCTTCTTCGCCCATTGCTTTAAAAATTTTAAGAATTTCTTCGTCCGATGCGCCTGTTAAGTCGATAGGACTTTCAGAATCCATGTCCATGTCCATATCAATGTCCATATCCATACCTTCTTCGTTATCAACATCCATTTCCATTTCATCTTCTTCAGGTGAAACTTCTACGTCTGTATCTATTTCTGAATCTAAGTCAACCTCTTCCTCATCATCTTGTTCTGAGAGAGATTCTTTTACCAGTTGTCCGATTTCTTCTTTCATTGTAGAACGAAGTATTCCTTTTGCATTTTCGGCGATTGCTTGTTCAACATTTTTCATTTGAATCAACGCCTCTTCAACAATTGATTTATTTTCTTGCATAATAAATTGTTATTATTTTAACTTATAAATAGTATCTAAATCGAAAAAATTTAGGCTGTGGCTAATATTATTGATGTTTTTCCGAGTGAAACCAAAGTAGCTGTTGGATAGTTTGTCGTGATCCAGGACAAAACGTTAGATGAAGTAGTATCAAAAACTAGAAATCTCTCAGTAGTTCCTCCGTCATTAAGGTTAATGTTAAACCCACCACCTGTGTTATCATTTACAACAACAGATGCCGAATTGTAAGCAGCGACATTATATTCAGTAAGTCCTAATGAATTGGCAAGTGTAATTCCATCTTGGATGGTTCCGCCCTGTATCAATCTTCCACTTGATGGAGTACTAAGTAGGATATTCATAATTTTTTATTTTATAAATATCCTCAAAATAAAAAAAGTGGTATAAAACCACTTTTAATCAATTACTTCGTCAATCTTACTTTCTGATACAGAAGTTATTCTCCAATCATTAGAGAACCCCTCATATCGTTTGGTAACTTTTGCTTCAACATCAGTTACTGAAAATCCTTTAACGAGTTTTTCTTCTTTAATTTTTTTGATTTTACCTGTGTTTTCATCAGGAAGATCATAAGTAATTTTTGATACAAAAAATTTTTCGTCCATAGTTTTTAATTATCTTCCCAAATAATCGGTAAGTTTTTTCATTAAATCAATAGACTTGTTTCCAGCCGAACTTAACCCAACAATTTTTTCTTCTTCCAAGTTTTCCTCATATTTCATTCTGTCCTCAGCATTTGGGAAAAGGTACGCACCTGGTGTTGAAGGTGAAGAAACTAAATCAAAACAAATTAATTCGAAATCATCTTGTACTTCATTTCTTTCACCAATTTTCTTGAGTGATCCTACACCTCTTGAAGATACTCCCATAGTTACCCCTTGTCTCATTAGGTTTGCTGCGATATCACCTTTTGTTGACACAATACCACTTTCATGAAAACCAGGTGATGTTAATAACTTCAATTTACCCATAAGAACATTTCCTTCCCACCAAATATCGGTGATCAAGTGAGAAACCCTATCCAAATCTATCAGTGATGATTCAGGGTGATTTAGTTCTGATGTTGACAACCCTTTTTGAATTGTCTTTCTATATTTTTCAGCCTCTCTTTTTAAGATATTTTCAGGATAGAATCTACCATTTCTATTTGCAGTATTGAACTTTTGTAAAACGGCATAAAACTCAAAAGGTTTTTTGTAATCTCTTTCTTGAGCCTCTTTCAAAATTGATTCATTCAATTTATCAAGAGGTGATAAATATCCTGCATCCTCTTCAATGAGGATACCTTTACCTATTTCGTGTGGACCGAGTATTTTATATTGTTTCATTAAAACTTTTTCTATAAATATACTTCCGACTTTGATTTTGTGAGATTTCCGTTTTTAGTAAGTGTAAAATCGAAATAATTGTTTTTTCTAAAATTTTCGGAATTTATTGCCGATACTAATTTTTTTATTGAATCACGTATAACGTTTGATTTGAAATCTATTTCTTGGGATGTAAAAAGATTGATCTCTAAGTTAAGGAAGGATTTTTTTCCGAAGACAATTCCTGAGGTTCTGAGATCTAAATCGACAATCGATTTGTCTTCGAATATTTGTTTGTCTAACTGATAGTATATTGTGTGTTTGATTTCGCGACTGAAATTACATACAATTCTATTCCAATTCTCTGTAATTATTTTTGGGTTGACCCACGATTGAATGTTTATGTAAATTGATTTAAAATTTTTGGAATCTACAGTCCCATAATTTACTTTGAGTGATTCGAAGTTATTTATTTTTGAGGTTTTTCCTTTTTTCATTTTGTTTCATATACAATAGTTTATTTGTTTTTAAAATATTATGAAAAAAGGATATAATTGTCAAAATTGACTTTTCGAAATATATGTTATTATGTTAGTAATTGAAATCGGTAAAAACGAAAATATTGAAAAAGCTCTTAAAACTTTGAAATCCAAAGTAATGAAGACAAAACAACAAAAACAACTTTTTGAGAGAAAAGAATATGTTAAACCTTCAGTAAAAAAGAGAACTCAAAAGCTCAAAGCAATTTATACCCAACAAAAGATAGGTAACTAAATAGATTTTTCCAAAGAGCTAATTCTCACAAAATTCATTTGATTGAACTCTTCGTTCTTCAATCTATCAATAGTTTCAGAAATTTTTGTTTTCAATTCAAACTCATTTTCACCTTCCAAAATAGTTTGCAGTTTGTTAATTGCACTTTCTTTGATAGTTGTGAATTCTTTTTCCAAATCGTTTTGATCAGACTTTATGATCTTGAAGAAATCTTTTTTTGTGGTTTCATCCATAGTTTCGATATAACTTTTCAGTGTTTGATTTGCAACTGAAACCATCGAAGTTAATGGTAAATTGATAGACTCTCTTAATGTATTCGGAGACTTAGTTAAATTCGAAATCAAATTATTTTTTGCAGAAACTCTCTCTGAAATATTCAAATTCTTAGTGTAAACTAAAGTGTCGAGATCTTTATATTTGTTTTCAATTTTTTTCGAACTGAACTTTGGCAACCTAGCATTTTCTAATATTGTTCTGATCAAAGATATACCCTCTTCCAAGTATTCTTTAGCATCTTTTTCAGATAATGATTTTTCCGAACTTAGATCATCATATAGTGAATATAATTTTGACAGTGATTTGTTAGTCAAGATATTTGTGTGAAATTCTTTCATCACACCTTTGAAATTTTTCGAATCTTTATAAGATTCAATCAAACTTTCTTCAATTATGGATTTTACTTCTCCGAAGGTCATGGAACAATATTTTTTTATAAATATTAGGAGTTTAGTAAGTTGTCTAACTCTTTTTCAATTTCTCCCAAATATTGTTGACCCTGACTTAAATCTAGCACTAATCTACCCTT